CCAAAGCCGGAGGAAAACGGAAGGGTATTTTGGTCTTTACCCGTTTTTTGAAAGAAGCGGAACGGTTAACGATGTCAATACCCGGTTGCGCTATCGTTTCAGGTGATACTCCTAAGAAAGAACGTGAACATATTCTTGAGGCGTTCAAAGCTGGTGAAATTCCGGTAGTAGCTAATGTGGGTGTACTTACGACTGGCTTTGACTATCCGGAACTTGATA